GTAGCCTTTTTTAAGATATCGTTTTCCATTGCAATGCGTTGTATCTGTTTTTTTAGCTCACGCATCTCGAGTTGTTCCGGTGTCATGGGCATTGCATCAGGCGATTTCCCTGCCCGTTCGTCCTTGAGCTGGCGAACCCATTTATCCATCGTGGAAACACCGACGTTCATAGCTCTGGCAGCATTGGCAACAGAATAATTTTGGTCGAGTACGAGCTGTGCAGCTTCAGGACGGTACTCAGGGCTGAAAGTTCTTCTGGTTCGTCCGGTCATAATGTCACCTGTTCTGACTGTGAGGTGATGATATCACCTCTTTTCAGGTGGACAGGTTTAGTGTGCCACTACATAAAGACCATTACCGTCACGGAAGATACGGTTAACAGCTACATGGATGCATAGACTCAACCAAGATGATCCAGTAGGGATATCCGGGATTAGATTGGATTACACGGAATCGTGTGAGAGGAAAACCAGATTTGGCAAGGGATTGAGCTAGGTGAACTGCTCGATGCGCCGCGACGCGTCGAAGAAATTAAAGCGATCCACTTTTTACTGATTGGCAGATAAGACGATCCATTTTACCTTTCGTTGAATCAATCGTTAAAAGCCTTAAAATTCAATTTAAATTCTAACCTAGTGACGTGTTTAAAACGTCTACTCGCACATCATTATGCATTGACCACGGAGGGTCTCATCAAAAAGACAACAAGCCAGCCAATGTAGGCCATCAGCCAGCTTTCTTACCATGCGTGCTTACCTGAGACGCGGTACTGTTGTTCTCAGTTGAATTACGTCTGCGCAAAATCTCTTGGCTTTCCACAGAGGCTGCAGCGTTAACGTCCATTATGTCTGGCAAAAGTGCACTAATGCCATGACGCTGGAACAGATTGATAGCTTTTTTTCTTTCCGAATCAGTCAGTGATTTAAAAATCATCAACCACCAGTTAGTTAATTCATCTTCCGCTTCAACCTGCGATCTTATGTCTGTTTTATTTACTGCCCCCTGAGTATCATCGCGTCCAATAATCAACCAATTCATTGACTTACCACATGCATTGGCGATAGCCGGTAGCTTGTTAATGCTGGGGTAAGATTCCCCTCGCAGATATTTTCCGATAACTGTATCGGATATCCCGCACTTTTTGGCGAATGAGGTTTTGGATTCTCCACCCATAGCCTCTTCCAGCCTCTTTCTAAAACGATTTATCTCCTCCTCAAGAAAAAAACGATTTGTTTTTTTTGCTTCTTTTTCATCATTTTCTACGTATCTATCTGACATATATAGAAATCCATTGCGCAAACTATTGTTTTGATGTGTCGCCATATAGTTTTGCTATCGCTTTACATTCGAACTATATGTCGGTGTATTTACTCTCGAACCGGTAACGCCTTTCGGTTGCCGGAATCGGTAAACATTTAAGGATCGCAGAATGCAGACAAAAAACCAAGACTGGCATGCAGAGGATATTAAAGCTGCTGTCCGTAAGCGCGGGACGACATTCAGCCGGCTTTCCCGCGAAGCCGGTCTGAAGTCAGACAGCCTGCGCAATGTACTTCGTTTCCACTGCAAAAAGTACGAGGCCATTGTGGCTGGCGTGATTGGCGTCGAGCCTGGTGAAATCTGGCCCAGCCGTTACTCAAAAGAAGCTGAATCACAGAGAGGATTGTATGATTGATTTATGGGTCACTGTTCAGGACTGTTGTGGCGTCGCCGGATTACCAGCCGGTGCGCCCAACGTTCGCCGGAAACTGGAAAGTTTTGTTGCAGGCAATGAAGCGCTGACCCGCAAACGTGCAGGCAGTAAAGCTGTGGAGTTTAACGTGTGCGCTTTTCCGGCACATATCCGGGCTGAAGTCTTGCTCCGCCATAATCAGATTGAAACCTCTGCCGGCGTTATTCAGTTGCCTGAAAAACAGGTTGATCCTGCCCGCCAGAAGCTCTGGAGAAACTGGGAACGTGCCGGCGCAGCCCAGCGTGAACAGGCACAGGAGCGGGTAAAAGCCGTTATTCTGATGACCGAACTGGTTAACAGCGGCCTTGGCGTTCGTCAGTCAGCAGCGCTGGCGGGTAAACAGCTCAGTGTCTCTGAAAATACCCTGCGTACCTGGTATCGCCGGACCCGCAACCACCCGCGCCCTGACTGGGGACCAGCTCTGCTGGATACCCGTATCACGTCCGGTTCAGCCTGTGTGCGTAAAGCGGATTTCGACGAGAAAGCGTGGGAGTGGATCAAGACGGATTACCTGCGACTGGAGCAGCCCGCGCTGACCGCCTGTTACCAGCGGCTGGAAAAGAAAGCACAGGAAACCGGCTGGGTGATCCCGTCATACGATACCGTCAGTCGCCGCATTAAAGAAATCCCGGTGGAAGCCCGTGTGCTGCTGCGCGAAGGGGAATATGCGCTTTCCCAGCTTTACCCGTCGCAACGACGGACTGTCGCCAATATGAGCGCCGGTGAATGGCTGAACGGTGACGGCTACAAGCACAATGTGTGGGTTATCTGGCACAACGGCGAGGAATGCCGCCCTAAAACATGGTTCTGGCAGGATGTGTACAGCCGTAAGATTGTGGGCTACTACACCGACATCAGCGAAAACACGGACGCCATTCGCTATTCCCTGCTGGATGTGATCGACAAGTACGGTCGTCCACAGCATATCACTATCGATAACACCCGCGCAGCGGCGAACAAGTCCCTGACGGCAGGCGTTCCTAACCGCTATCGCTTCAAAGTGCGCGATGACGATCCCATCGGGATTATTCCTATGCTGGGGATTTACCTGCACTGGACGACCGTCGAATACGGCCACGGTAACGGTCAGGCAAAACCCGTTGAACGCGCATTTAACGCCGGCGGTGTCGGTGAATATGTCGATAAACACCCCGCCTGTGCCGGAGCCTGGACAGGTCCGAACCCGACGGCCAAGCCGGATTACCAGTACAAAAAAAATGTGCGCGGCAATAAAACCCGCCCCATTCCGGTAGAAACCTTCCTGCAGGCGCTGGATGACGGTATCGCAATGTGGAATGCCATTGTCGGTCGTGAGACCGAAATATGCGGCGGGAAGCTTTCATTTGATCAGGCTTTTGCGGCCAGTTACGGGCAACGCATCCACCAGTTTCTTCCACAGGAACAGCTGCGCATGCTGATGCTGTGCTCGGAGGCGACCACCGTCCGTCGCGACGGTACGTTTACCCTTAAATCGGGCGGTCAGATCCAGAATCAGGAAAACGTCTATAAGGCAGAGGCTCTGCTGGGTGCACCGGTCAAAAAAGTCGTGGTGCGCTTTGATCCACGCAACCTGCACGGTGATGTTTTTTGCTATGACCTGGACGGGAACTATATCTGTCAGGCGACCTGCGATGTTGCTGCAGCCTTTGGCGATACTCAGGCAGCCCGCGAACATAAGCGCCTCAAAACACAGAAAATCAAGGCCGCGAAGAAAGTGGCAAAAGCACAGACGCAGATGGATATCCTGGAACTTTCCGAACTTATGGCAAAACCCGACGCGCCGGCGACCGTTTCCCGACCTGTTGTGGCCTTTCCTGTATCAGGAAATACCGTCAGAAGACCGCAGCCGGTAACAGAGGAACAACAGGATAACAGTGCATTTAATGATTATATGGAGAGCGTATATCAGCAGCAGTTAATGAAATAAAAAAGACGGTCTTGCCGGACCGTCAGTTAAATAAAAAACAACCTGTTTCAAAAAAGGATAAATGATATGACAACTGAAATCCACACGAATATTGATACTGTTCGCGAGCATATTCTTGTACTGAAAAATGATGGTGCTGTAATGGCGGATATTGCCCGCGAATCCGGCGTCAGCGCTTCCCGTCTGTCCCAGTTCCTGAGTGGAACATATCGTGGTAACAGCCAGATTGTCGCGGATGCGCTGGCAGCGTGGCTCGACAACTGCAACACCGAACGTAATTCACTGCCGGTGATGCCGGAATTTGTGGAAACGCCGACCGTTAAAAATATCTGGGGTGCGTTTCAGTATGCCCAGTTGACCCAGAGTATCGCGGTCGTCTATGGCAATCCGGGCCTGAGCAAAACCACCGCACGGGACCGCTTTGTTGCATCCCGTCCTAACGTCTGGACATTCACGGTATCCCGTTCCAGCGTTAAGGTTGCGGGTTGCCTTTATGCCATCGCGCAGGCTATTGGCGTGAAAGAGCCACAGGTCTATCGTCCTGACTTTCTTTACCGTCAGTTGCGCGACGAGCTTAAGGGCAAAAAAGGACTGATTATTGTCGATGAAGCCGACCGTCTGGGGTATGAGACTCTGGAAGAGTTGCGCATCCTCCAGGAAGAGTCTCAGGTCGGTCTGGTTCTGATTGGCAACCATCGAGTATACAAGCGCCTGACAGGCAATCAGAGCCGTGACGTTGATTTCGCACGTCTTTTCTCCCGCATAGCGAAACGGGTTGTCATTGAAACTGCCACTCAGGCGGATATTGACGCCATCGCTGACGCCTGCGGTCTGGATAAGGATGCCCGGCAGGTTATCAACTGGATAGCCCGCCAGCCTGGCGCTCTTCGCATGGTGTTCTACTCCCTGCAACTGGCATCCACGAAAGCGCTGGCAATGAATGAGGCATTAACAACCTCGCATATTATCGCCGCCATCAAAGACCTCGGATGTGAATATAAGGGGTAATTATCATGAATAAAGAGAACATAGGCCGGGAGGAAAAGTAATGTTTCCTGAACTGATTTCGACACACATGCAACAGATTATGGCGACTGAAGCCATGCTGAATCAAAAGGGATGTCATGTTCAGTCGTTTAGCCTGACAAGAGCACGACCAGTGCTGAAAGTGTTATGTCCCCCAGTAGAACTGCTCAACAGTGCTGTGCGTATTGTCGAGCGTAATAACAGCGGCTCCCGCTCATTATGGGTAGCCAGTTTCAATGGCTGCCGGATTATCTGGCGCTGAGGAGTCAAAATGGCAAAAGTTATTTTTACAGTGACCACCAAGGAAGTGTTCTCCGAAGGTTCTCAGGTCAAAGAGGTTGTAGACGTTAATGTGCTGATGGAGGGGGTGACTATGAATCCCCAAATGCTGCAGATCACATAGCCTGTATTATTAACAGAATGTCGGAACAAATTATTAAGGCTGAAAATATTCATTATATGAATGAATGGAAAGCACGTTCCGGGAATACAGAATCAAACACCACTCATTAAGGCAAAACAGATGAATAATTCAAATACCGTACCCGCGGGCTACCGCACTAATGCCCAGGGGCATTTAATCCCTGAATCTCAGGTTAAGCCTGTGGATAAGCTGCGTGATGAAGTCGTGATGATGATCGTTGAAGCGGCACGTCAGCAGCGTCAGGCGCTGGCAGCATTCAAACTGGAGTCAATGCAGAGAATCGCCGACTTTACCGACCTTTCAGCCTCGGAGTATGGCGTGGAATACGGCGGTACGAAGGGCAATGTGACCCTGGTGAGCTTCGATGGCCGTTACAAACTCATTCGCGCTGTCGGTGAACATCGTGTGTTTGATGAACGCATTCAGGCAGCTAAAAAGCTGATTGATGACTGTATCAGTGAGTGGTCTGTCGGCGCTAATGAGAAGATTATGGCAATGATTGATCATGCTTTTCGTGTTAACAAACAGGGAAAAATCGATATCAACCAGGTACTGGGCCTGCGCCAGTTGAATATTGACGATGCCAAATGGAATGAAGCAATGGATGCCATTGCTGATGCAATTCAGGTGACGGGCACCAGTCAGTATTTGCGCATTTATGAGCGTCAGGCGGATGGTAACTATCAGCAAATCTCGCTGGATTTAGCCAGACTCTGATTATTAGTTAATTAACTCTGATTTTTATTTCGGCGCTTGCGTCAGGGCTTCGCTCGCGCCGTATTCACAAAAAGGAATATTAAATGAGCGAACAACAATTAATTTCGATGCTTATCGACCTGAAATCCTGGCATCAAAACCGCGTTGATAAATGCCAGATGATCATTGATGAAAAAGATGCCGATATTCGCCTGGATATGGGAGAAAGCGGCGTTATGGAGTTTGAGGCTGACACCAAAGAAGCGCGTTTCATCAGAATTGGTGTCCAGCTGGCACTCATCCAGTTCCAGCCGTTCCCCATCACTATGAAACCGGCAGATGACGACATGGAGGGAGAAGACGATGAATAAACCTTTCATTTTCGATGCAGCGCTGGCGCTCTGGGGCTATGACCGTCAGGTACTGACTACAGCTGAAGAATGTAACGAACTGGCCGCTGTCTGCACCCGCTTTGTTAACCATAAAGCTAACGGCAACCGTATTGCTGAAGAAGCTGCCGATGTGGAGATCATGATTGGACAGCTTCGCCACAACGGGATGAACGACATGATTGAGCAGCACAAAACCCGGAAACTGGCGCGTCTTTCACAGCGTGTTGGCGTGGAATGCCCGGCAGTATCACCCTCCAGTCCGTCTGTATCTTCCCTGCTGGAAGAAGCGCTGGAACAACTGGAGCTGGCTCAGGCGCTTTATCTGGACAAAATGACCAGCAAGCGTCTGTCCGCAGCCAGAACGCGTAGTTGTATCGCTGCGCTGATGCAGGCGGCACAGGGCATGGTTCGCGAGCAACAGCAGGCAGAAAGCCGCGAGGGAGAAAGAGCATGATAGATAACATTAAATCCGTACTCACGGAAAAAGGTGAAATGACCTGCCTGCAACTGGTGAGCGTTACGGGTAAAAGTGCCCAGGAACTGATTTCCGTCCTTCGTCAAGCCGTGGACGGTGGAGAACTGTCGGAGCGCAACGGTTTTTATGCGCTTACCTCGTCAGATGGTGCGGTATCCCGTCGCTGTTCTTATAAATGGGTTGAGAGAACGGTGTTGCCCAAATGGGTTGTGAATCTGGCAACCGGTATTCGTTCATGTGAGACCGTTTTTGTGATCGCTGAGACTGATTCATGGCTGCAACAGCAGGGTTTTCCCCAGTTTGTCACTGCGCTGATTGATGTCCGGTTAATGCATATTCAGTGCAGGTCCACTGGCAGGATTATTGATGCTCACGTTCTTCGGTATCTGCCACTCGATACGGGGGAAATACTGTGAACATATTACTGGGCATCATTTTTTACCTTATTTTCGTGTTTTTAACGTACCTGCTGGTTTCCACTCTTGATGGCAAATACAACCACGAGAAGCCGGAGGATTCTGTCAACGCCTGGGTATTCGGTATTGCATGGCCTTTTACACTGCTGCTTGGACTTGGGCTGCTCATGATGTGGGCTGCAATTGACTGGTGGGATCATCTTTACCACAAGGTTAAAAAAGGATATTTCGGGGGCCGGAAATGAGCGAAGAAATGCAGCGTTATAACGATGAAATCAAATGGCGGAATGATGCAATTAACTGCCTTATCCGGGCTATTAATGGTCTTGAGCTGAATGCGGAAGAAGAATTTCTCCCTGAAATGATTCAGGACGCGATCCAGACAGTCCGCAGTCAGCGGCATACGGTTCTGATCCTGTCTGCCCGTCAGATTCTCGAAGCAGCGGAGTTTGCCGGGCTGGATGTTTGTGTTGACCCTGTAAACGATGAGCTTGACGAAGAATACTGTATCCGAACCGGCATGATTGCAGCCAGCCCACACGAAGGACTGGAGCCGTATGAAGGTCCGCTTATTGAATCCCTTCTGTATCCTGAAGAAGGCGCGGTTCCGCTGTCCGGGGATCAGCCGTTTAAAGAGTATGAGCCGGTTATTGATGAAGGTTTCCTGCGTCAGGCTGCGCAGTGTAACGGCTGGCCTGGTGAACTTGCGTCCCGCCTTCTGGTAGCGGCTGAAATTGGTCAGTGGATTGTTGGCGAAGACACCGGCTTAAGCAGCCTGACAATGGCATCTATATGGCTTGGTGCTAAATCCGGGCAGTTCAGTTTCCCGCGCGATCCTTCGGACTTCGGGCGCTGCTGGCGACTGGTTGAACAAATACCGGCTATTCGCGACGCTTTTCCCCGTATTGGTGCAGTCTACCCTCCGATAGCCCCCTATCTTGAGCACTGGGAGGAGCTTTCCTTCCTTTATAAGACAGCGCTTGATCGCGGCACTGGTAAAGCGCCAGAGCTTTACCAGCAGATGATTGCGTTGAGGAAGTCAGCATAATGAATGAAAAAACACAGCAGGAACTGGTCATGCTGGTAAAACGGCTGAGTTTCTCGTTACGCAGCGCCCGGCCTGAAAGTAAACTGCCGGATGCAGCAATGCGCTATTTGAGTGCTCACGGTCTTATCAGCATCAATGATTGCCTGCGGACAAATCAGATCCCTCAACGTCTTCGAGAGCCGAGTCTGTATCAGGAGGATGAGCAACTATGACTATTTCTAAACAACAGTGGAACGGCATCCAGAATACGCTGGGCGACCTGTATTGCCAGATAAAATTTAAGTTACCTTCAGGTGAAGTGATTAGCGTCATGAAGTCGTTTGTTTCTGAGAACAAGACCGCGCTCATTGTCTGGATCGATGATACCCGCTGCGAGACGTGGGGCTGGAAAAAAAATGATGAATACCGTCCAGTGACTGAGCTTGTGTGGCGTCGTAAAACTTATAAACCGGGTGCTTCCTTCATTCGCCGCATGTCCAAAACCAGAGACGGCCAACGTTTTCTTAAGCGGAAAGAAAATGCGTATCTGCATGAGGTGGTGGAATACTGCGTGTGTCACTTCAGTACCGCCGCGTCGCTGGTCCGCCAGTTCCGCACAATTGACGGTCTGGAGCTTTTAACTCCCCTCAGCGAGGTAATGAAAGATGCGGGCTAACACCATTAAGCTGATCCATGTGGCCCGGCGTTCGCTCGGTCTTGATGATGAGACATACCGTTCCATGCTGGCTTCGGTTGTGCCGGGCAAACACAGTTGCCGTGATATGAACGATACACAGCTGAAAAAGGTGCTTGAAACGATGAAAAAACGGGGCTTTAACCCTGTTTCAAAAGCAAAGCCGAAGGTTCCGGGAGGTATTGCCGGTAAAATCCGGGCGATATGGTCTGTGATGCATCGTCAGGGTTTTGTCACCCGAAAAGATGACGCGGCAATTGATGCCTATGTTAAGCGCATTACACGGCATCATAATGGCGGTGAGGGAGTGGCAAGGCTGGTATGGCTTCGCGACGAGCATGCTGGTGTGGTCCTTGAAACACTCAAAAAGTGGCATATGCGATGCATGCTTGAACATCTGCCTGATAACGGGCTGAAACCAACCTATGAGCGCACCTGCGAACGGTATCAACAACTGCAATCGAAGTAGATGCGTGTTATCTTTACTCTTTCTTTTCAGAGGGATTCTTATGAAAAAATTGTTAGTTTTTGCTTTATTGGTTGTTAGTTTCTCTGGATTTAGCGCCAGTAAAAGTGATGACCTTGACATGGAAGCATTAGCGGATGCCAAGTTGAAAGAAATGGGCGTCGATACATCAGAAATTACCCCAGTTAAAAAACATACGGCTTCAGGTTTCTGGACCTGCCAGGGCATCCGACTTCATATGGGTGTTGAGCTTACCGCCTGGCAAAATCTGGATACTCAGGAGTCATTTATTTTGTATGAAGATCCTTCGAAAGAAGATGCTCCTGGTCCTGTTCATAACGGCATGGCATACATTTATTCGTCAATGAGTAACCCTGCGTATATGCGAGGATTTGCTATTGATAAAACAGGCAAGCAACTCTTTATTCAGGACGAGTTAAAATTTTCAAAATATTATCGATGCAAACGCGACCAATAAAGTGAACACCCGTCCCGCCACTGTGCGGGATTTTTTGTATACTGGCAGTGTACTTACCTTGAGGAGGGTTTATGTCACAACAGTCGGAACTCTTTGAGCACGATCCGGCCGTCCATCAACTGCTTGACCATATCGACAATATTCCTGTCAGTGAACTTGAACACCACTGGCCGCAGATGCTGGTTGCGCTGGTTGATGTGATGGAGGCAGAATTAAAGCGTCTTAACGTGGGCGCGGATAACCGGATGCTGGCCCGCAAACTGGCGCTGGCGATGTCTCACTATATGGGCGGACGGCAGTATTATCTCCCTTCCGGTGATAAGCTGGTTAACGCATTGCGTGATGATCTTATTTATTCCCGCTTTAACGGCCGCAATCTGGAAACCCTGCGTCGGGAACATCGTCTGTCACAGACGCAGATTTACGATATTATTGCCCGGCAGCGTAAACTTCATACCCGCCGCCATCAGCCCGATCTCTTTTCGCATTAATCTTCTGTAACGACCGGCTGCGCTCGAGAGCGCGGGTTGTACTCAGATACCGGAATCCCCGATACATCCCCCTTTTTTTTATTCTCGGCAGGTGATCCACATTCGGATAAGCCCATGCCCAAAATCCCCAAAAGCCCCAAAAGCCCCAAAAGCCCCAAAAGCCCCAAAAGCCCCAAAAGCCCCAAAAGCCCCAAAAGCCTGAAAGCGTCTTTACTGGCCATCGCCATTGCTGGCGGCGGTTATCAGGAGATGACGCGGGAAACGCTGGTCCATGTCGAAGGAATTGAATATTACCCCTACCGCGACGTGGCAGGGGTGCTGACCGTCTGCGTGGGTCATACCGGTGCGGATATTCAGATGCGAACCTACTCCCATGATGAGTGTATGGCCCTGCTCGACAGCGATTTAAAGCCCGTTCATGCCGCCATTAAACGCCTTGTGAAAGTGCCTTTAACGGATTATCAGCGTACCGCGCTGGCAACGTTCGTGTTCAACACCGGCATCGGGGCGTTTACCTCATCAACTCTGCTTAAAAAGCTTAATGCCGGTGATTTTCAGGGTGCCCGCGATCAGATGCAACGCTGGGTATTTGCCGGCGGTAAAAAATGGAAAGGTCTGATGACCCGTCGTGAAGTGGAAATGGCCATCTGGTCTGTCGGGGGCATCCATGACCTTAAGTAACGTGGTGCTGGTTGTGTATGGTGCTGTCAGCATTCTGGCACTCGCCGGGTTTGCGGTGGCACTCGATAAAGAGAAGGACGCCAGTAACCTGCTTCGCCAGGAGCGGCAGACCCAGACACAGGCCCGGAATACAGCGGAATGGCTGCTGCACAGCCAGGAGCAGACCATACAGATATTTAGTGCTATCCGGGTAGCGAACGCCGCAGCCCGGCGCGATGACGAGGCCATGCACAATGACGCGCAACAACAGATTACTGCCAGTCTCAGCAATGAAGACTGCGCTAAGCGGATGGTTCCTGACGCTGCTGCTGAGTGGCTGCAGCGGCTCGAAACCCGCGCCCGTGCCGGTGGTGGTAATACCGCCGGCCATTGATGCCGAACTGCTGACGGAGACCCCCGTTCCGCCACGACCGCTGCCGTTTTCATATGGCGCGTCCGTGAAATGGAATGCTTCTTTGCTTACCGCGCTGGGACAGTGTAACCGGGACAAGGCTGATGCCCGTCAGCAGGATTTAACAAGGACAGAAGTCTATGGACGCCGACCAGATTCTGGAGGCTGAAGAATTACTGCGGGATATCTGGCAGCAACAGGGTTATGTCTGGCCCGGCCCCCAGATAGCCTCCGTCGCGCCAGAGCGGATATGCGCATTATGCCGGCGCAGTTGCGGCATAGCTGAACTGACTGACCTGATGGCTCCGTCATGTCCGTTCTGTCATTCAGGGAGTTAATGTGGACCTGCTTACTATTCTGGGATTCTGGCCGTACCTGATGCCCGTCGCGTTCGGCGGTATCGTCTGGGCCATGCGCCGGACCTTTGCGAGTACCGAACGGGTTGAAAAGCTAGAGAACCGTCTGACTGAGATGGAAACCCGGTACGCCAATATGCCCGGCATCGAGGACATACAGGAGACTCGCCTGCGGATGACGGAAATGGCCGGGGATATGAAGGTGATCGGTCAGCAGGTTCGCTCGCTTACTCACCAGATTGAATTGCTGTTAGAAAACGCTGTAAACCGGAGCAACTGATGATTAACGATATTCTGACTGAAGACCGCCGTCTTGTGATCCTGCGCTCTCTGATGGACTGCAACAACGAGGCCAATGAGTCCATTCTGAATGACTGCCTTGATGCGTATGGTCATAACGTGTCCCGCGATCTGGTGCGCACCCAGATTGACTGGTTGCAGGAACAGGGACTGGTGACCGTGGAAGACCTGCGCGGCTTTTATATTGTGACCATCACCGGCCGTGGTCAGGACGTTGCTGAAGGCCGCGCCCGCGTATCGGGTGTGAAAAAGCCCCGCGCACGCTGAGGAGCCATGATGGAAAAGAAACCCACCCGAGGCCGCGCCAGCAAGGTTGATCTGCTGCCTGAAAATGTCCGCAAAACACTGCATGAAATGCTGCGCGATAAGGCTATTCCGCAGGCGCAGATCCTTGATGAAATCAATGCGCTTATCGACGATGCGGGTCTGCCGGAGGGTATGCGCCTGTCCCGTTCCGGCCTGAACCGCTACGCCTCCAGTGTTGAACAGGTGGGCCACAACCTGCGCCAGATGCGGGAAATGACCCAGGCGCTGACGACCCAGCTCGGCGATAAGCCGATGGGTGAGACCACCAAACTGATTCTGGAGATGGGGCGCAGCCAGTTGTTTAAAGCACTGATGCGCCAGATTGAAGATCCAGAAGCTGAAGTCGATATCGACATGCTCAAAAATGCCATGCTGGCAGCGCAGCGCCTGGAATCAACGGCCATGTCCAGTCACAAACGCGAGAAAGAGATCCGCCAGGCCTTTGCAGAAGAAGCAGCCAACGCTGTCAGCGATGAGCTACGGGGCACGGATGGTATGAGCGAAGAGCTGGAGCAGCGTATTCGTAACGTTCTGCTGGGGAAAGCATAATATGGCTAAGCCTGAAAAAAGACTCACCCCGCTCAACCAGCCTCGCCAGATTGACCTGCAGGAAGAGGCCAGCAAGCTTGGTGTCGATATTGTCACCGATGCTGACAGCATTAACCCGGCCAGCGAAGCGGTTTTCCTTCCCTATCAGGCCAAGTGGTTCAGCGATGACAGCCAGATTTGCATTGCTGAAAAATCCCGCCGTACCGGTCTGACCTGGGCAGAGGCCGGCCGCAACGTCATGACGGCCGCAAAACCCCGTAAGCGCGGTGGCCGCAATGTCTTTTATGTCGGTTCCCGTCAGGAGATGGCGCTGGAGTACATCGCCGCCTGTGCGCTGTTTGCCCGCGCCTTCAACCAGCTGGCGAAAGCCGACGTTTATGAGCAGACCTTCTGGGACAGCGATAAGAACGAAGAAGTTCTGTCGTACATGATTCGCTTCCCGAACAGCAATTTTAAAATTCAGGCGCTGTCCTCGCGGCCGTCCAACCTGCGTGGGTTGCAGGGTGATGTCGTTATTGATGAAGCCGGTTTCCATGAGTCGCTCGATGAGCTGCTGAAAGCGGCGTTCGCGCTGACTATGTGGGGCCGCTCGTGTGCGCATTATTTCCACGCATAACGGCGTTGATAACCTGTTTAACCAGTACATTCAGGATGCGCGAGAGGGCCGGAAAGATTATTCCGTTCATCGTATTACCCTAGATGACGCCATCAGCGATGGCCTGTATCGACGTATCTGCTATGTCACCGGTCAGGAATGGTCCGCCGAAAAAGAGAAAAAATGGCGTGATGACCTTTACCGTAATGCCCCGAACAAAGAGAGCGCCGACGAGGAATATGGCTGCGTGCCGAAAAAATCCGGTGGTGCCTACCTTTCCCGCGTACTGATTGAAGCGGCGATGACACCGGAGCGTGATATTCCGATCCTGCGCTTTGAAGCTCCTGACGATTTTGAGTCCTGGTCGCCAGAACTGCGGGAAGCAGAAGTATCCGCGTGGTGTGAAAAAGAGCTGGCCCCGTTACTGGCTGCGCTCAACCCTCAGCATAAGCACGCATTTGGTGAAGACTTTGCCCGTAATGGCGACCTGACCGTTTTTGTTCCGCTGGAAATCACCGCTGACCTGTATAAGCGTGAGTGCTTTCGCGTCGAGCTGAAGAACGTCACCTATGACCAGCAGCGCCAGATCATGTTGTACATCCTCGCCCGTTTACCTCGCTTTATCGGCGCGGCCTTTGATGCCACCGGTAATGGCGGGTATCTCGCTGAGGCTGCGCGTCTGGTGTATGGCCCGGAGATGATTGACAGCGTGCACCTCTCTGCCGCCTGGTATCAGGAATGGATGCCAAAGCTTAAAGGTGAATTTGAGGCGCAGAACCTGATTATCGCCCGTCACCAGACAACGCTGGATGACCTGCTCAATATCAAGGTCGTCAACGGCGTTCCCCAGATTGATAAGGGCAGAACCAAAGACGCCAATGCCAGTGGCACTGGTGGTAAACGCCACGGTGACTTTGCGGTAGCGCTGGCGATGGCGGTACGCGCCTCTTATATGAATGGTTTTGTCATCGACGAGGACAGCGTGCAGGCACTGCCCGGTAAGCGCCGGGAAGATGCGCATGATGATGAAACCCATGATGACTATCACGAATTTGAAAGAGGATGCTGGTAATGGGCCGTATTCTGGATTTAACGGGCAATCCCTTCGATTTTGATCCTGATTTGCAGACGGCGCAGGAATCACTGGTGATGATGGCCAGGCGTACCCAGGAGCACCCGTCCAGTGGTATCACGCCAAACCGTGCCGCCATTGTCCTGCGTGACGCCGAACGAGGAGACCTGACTGCTCAGGCAGACCTCGCCTTTGATATGGAAGAAAAGGACACGCATCTGTTTTCCGAGCTGTCAAAGCGCCGGCTGGCCATTCAGTCTTTGCCCTGGAGCATTCAGACACCAAAAGACGCCACTCCGCAGGAAAAGAAAGATGCGGCCATGCTCGATGAGATGTTGCAGGATGCCGCCTGGTTTGAAGACGGTATTTTTGATGCCGGTGATGCCATCCTCAAGGGCTACAGCATGCAGGAGATCGAATGGGGCTGGCTGGGCAAGCAGCGCGTACCCGTTGCGCTGCACTGGCGTGATCCTGCGTTATTCTGTACGCCAGAAAGCAATCTGAATCAGCTCAGGTTGCGCGATGGCAGCGCTGACGGTGTTGAACTTCAGCCGTTTGGCTGGTTCCGCCATCAGGCTAAATCCCGCTCAGGGTATGCCGGCACGCTGGGGCTGGTTCGAACGCTGGTATGGCCGTTTATCTTCAAAAACTACTCTGTGCGTGATTTTGCTGAATTCCTGGAGATTTACGGTCTGCCTATGCGCGTGGGCAAGTATCCAACCGGCGCAACCTCCCGCGAGAAATCCACCCTGATGCAGGCGGTCATGGATATCGGGCGTCGTGCCGGTGGCATTATTCCGATGGGGATGGCGCTGGAGTTCCAGAGTGCTGCTGACGGTCAGGCTGACCCGTTCCAGGCACAAATCAGCTGGGCTGAGCGGTCTATGTCAAAAGCCATTCTTGGCGGTACGCTGACCACGGAAGCCGGTGACAAAGGTGCTCGTTCACTGGGAGAAGTGCATAACGAAGTCCGTAAAGAGATCCGTAATGCCGACCTGCGGCAGCTGCGTCGCTCTGTCAACCGTGACCTGATTTATCCGTTACTGGCAGTCAACAGTCGTACCACCCTCGACTCGTGCCGTTTGCCGGGTATTGTGTTTGATTCCGGGGAATACGAAGACCTCTCTATGTTTGCGGAGGCCATCCCGAAACTGGCGGCAGGTATGCCGGTGCCGGTGTCCTGGGTTCAGGAAAAACTGAATATCCCGCAGCCGAACGGTGACGAGCAGGTATTCCGCGCCGCGCCAGTGGCTGAAGGTCTGCCAGCGGCAAACGGTCAGGCCAGTCTGAGTGCGACAGACCTGAAGCAGACTGATGATATTGACGACATGGGCGCGGCGGTGACGCCGGACGCGTTTAAACAGGCCATTGATCCGCTTTTAAAGCCCGTTATTGCCAGCATTATTAAAAACGGCCCTGAATCAGCGATGCAGGATGCGGCGACGCTCTATCCCGAACTGGATGATGCGGCGCTGATTGATCTCCTGACACGCGCCATTTTTGTTGCTGATCTCTGGGGGCGTATCGATGGCACAGGCAGTTGATCTCGCGTATGCCGCCCGGCTACCGCCCAAAGAGGCGGTGGCCTACTTTCGCGCCAAAGGGCATAACATTACCTGGAACTGGTATGAGCAACTTACCGATGCCCATTCCCGCGCCTTTACCGTTGCCAAAGCCGTGCGGCTGGATGTACTGAACACTATACGCGACGAGGTTGATCGCGCTGTCCATGATGGCATTACCCGCCAGGAATTTACCCGGACACTGGCCCCACGCCTTCAGAAGCTTGGATGGTGGGGTAAACAGATTGTGGTGGATACGCAGGGCAATGCAAAAGAAATTGAACTGGGTAGCCCGCGACGTCTGGCAACCATATACAACGTCAATATGCGCACCGCCTATAACAGCGGCCGTTACGCGCAGATGATGAACAACGCCGAATCGTATCCTTTCTGGCAGTATGTCGCTGTGATGGACGGGCGGACCCGTCCGGCCCATGCTGCCCTTAACGGGATGGTGTTTCGTTATGACGATCCTTTCTGGCAGACTCACTATCCCCCGAACGGATGGAACTGTCGCTGCCGCGTCAGGGCGTTGTCTGCTGAACGTATGAAAGCGCTGGGGCTGAAAGTCAGTTACGGGGCATCATTTGTGCATACACATGAAGTGGATGCCGGCATTGATGAGACCACCGGCGAAGTCTTCCGTACTGACTCCACCACGTTCGACAATGGCCGCGTGAAAATGACGCCGGACGTGGGCTGGTCATATAATCCCGGCTCGGCGGCGTTCGGCACGGACCAGACGCTTATCCGTAAACTTGTCGAAACGAAGGACGCGCAGCTGCGTGAGCAGGTCGTCCAGTCGCTCAACAACAGCCGGGAGCGCCAGCTGGCATTTTCTGTCTGGGCAAAGCGAGTTCTGACCAGCCGTCGGGCAGGTAATGCGGTCCAGACGCTGGGATTTATGACAGAGTCCGTTGCTGATGCCGTTCGCCAGCGTACCGGCGATACACCGTCGCGTCTGCTGGTCATCAGTGAGAAAAACCTTCTGCACACTGACAGCAGCAAACATCAGCGTACCGGTGTGGCGCTGACGGCTGATGATTTACAGTTACTGCCCTCGCTGATGGCGGCACCGCAGGCCGTTCTCTGGGATAAGGTACACAGCAATCTTATTTATCTGGTCAGCGCCCGTGAAGGTACGGCAAAAGTGGTGGTTAATGCCTCATATGCCCTGAAGCGTCAGGCTGATTTGCTGGATGTGCTGATTAATGCGTACCGTCTGCCGGACGTCGGCTCACTGAAGGCGGCGGTTGCCGGGGGCAATATGGAAGTGCTGGAGGGTCGTCTTGATTAAGGCACCGGCAGGAGTCGAACCTGCATACATGCTCCCCACTGGGGTTTACACCGGCTTTACCATTAAGCGTACAGTGCCTGTAACACCAGTATATTCGGTTATTTATCAGGGTTCAAATTATGAGCATTGATCTGGCGGTTGTGGTGGATATTCGCCGCATTCAGACGGCGTTTATGGGTCTGGGCGCGATGGCGAATGACGGGGATATCCCACGGGCGGCAGCGTCGGCGCTGCTGTCGTCCACTGAGCAGGCATTTGAGCAGGAGTCTGATCCGGAAACCGGTGCACACTGGGCAGCCTGGAGCGATCCGTATCTGGCGTGGCGTGAAAAGCATAATTATATTCCCGGCTCCATTCTGACCCTGAACGGCGATCTGGCCCGCAGTATAACAACGGATTATGGCCCGGACTGGGCGCTTATCGGTTCCCCGATGATTTACGCCGCTATCCATCAGTGGGGTGGCAAGGCCCGTTATACCGTGCTGGAAGCCCGTCCTTATATGGGGCTGGATAAGGTCGGCAGGAAAGAAATCTATGTCGCCATCAAAAAACGCGCTGAAATGGCGCTGAAACCGTAATACACTGACAGTCATGCGATGACCCCGTAAAAATCTTTTAAACGCGTACAGAAAGATTTAAACGTGTTTTAAACGGGGTTATGTTCCTTTCCCCGCTTCGTTTTCCCCCCGCGCCCTCATTTTCAGTCAGATACCGGAATCCCCGGCATCTGTTTCCGCGCGTAAGAATGGTCCGGCGTTAATCAGACATGAGCGGACCATGAAAACAAAACCCTCCTCGATCGGCATTGCAGTCCTTTCAGCCCACATGGATTCAGACGGCTGGTGTCAGTTGTTGCCTGCCGGTCGTTTTCGTGCCCGCGATGGTCGTCCCTTTGATGTTCGTGAGGGCTGGATCATGGACGCGGGTATTGCAGCACATCTGATTGAAGGTGTCCGTGCGCTGGGGCAGGACATTCTCATTGATTACGAGCATAACCAGCTGCGTAAAGATGAAGGACTGTCCCCTGATGACCTGAAAGCGGCTGGCTGGTTCAGCGCTGATGAAATGCAGTGGCGTGACGGCCAGGGACTGTATATCAGACCCCGCTGGACGCCTGCGGCACGCGGATATATCGCCAACGAAGAATACGGCTTCCTGTCTGCCGTATTCCCGTATGACAAAACCAGCGGCGCACCCACGTTATTACGCATGGTTGCGCTCACCAATGATCCTGGCGCAACCGGTATGGAAAAACTGGCAGCGCTCGCAGCTTCCTTTACTGACTCAGACACCCCACCCAACGAGGACACTTCGATGAATGAACACCTGCGCCAGTTGCTGGCGCGACTCGGTATCACTCTTGCTGAGAATGCCGATATCACCGACGAGCAGGCCACCGCTGCGCTGACGGCATTTGATCTGCTGAAGGTCAGGGCGGACAAACATGATGAACTGAGTACGCAGGTGACTGCACTCAGCGCTGAACTGACCACTGCCAGAGCCGGAACTGTCCAGATTGATCTGACCAGGCATGTGCCGGTTGAAACCTATGATGCCCTGCGCCAGCAAATGGCTGAACTGTCCGGGGAGCACTCCACCGCGTCCCTGAGTGCCGTTCTGGACGAAGCCGAACGCGACGGTCGTATCTTCAAATCTGAGCGCAGCTACCTTGAGCAGCTCGGTGGACAGATTGGTGTGGCGGCGCTGTCGGCACAACTGAAGGTCAAGCAGCCTATTGCGGCGCTGACGGCTCTGCAGACCACGACGACCAGCATCCCGGACACTCGCCGTGAAGGTCTGGCGGTGCTGTCTGCCGATGAAAAAGCCGCCGCCAAAGCACTCGGCATATCTGATGCCGAATATCAGAAACTCAAAGAGGAAGACGATAAATGATCGTAACCCCTGCTTCCATTAAAGCCCTGATGACTTCCTTCCGTAAGGATTTTCAGGGCGGTCTGGATGGTGCCCCGTCGCAGTACCAGAAAATTGCGATGACCGTACCATCGTCTTCCAAATCCAATACCTATGGCTGGCTGGGTAACGCGCCGCAGCTGCGTGAATGGGTGGGTGCCCGCGTCGTTAAACAGATGGCGGCGCATGGCTACGTCATCGATAACAAAACCTACGAAGGCACGGTCGGGATTTCCCGGGATGACTTTGAAGATGACAACCTTGGGGTTTACAGCCCGCTGTTTGCTGAACTGGGACGTTCTGCGGCGGTGCAACCTGATGAGCTGATCTTCGCGTTGTTAAAAGACGGCTTTAACCAGGCCTGCTACGACGGTCAGAACTTCTTTGATACTGACCATCCGGTTTACGCTTCCGCTGACGGAACCGGCGCGGCAACGTCTGTTGCAAACGTATTACAGCAGTCAGCTGAGTGGACCGGCACGCCGTGGTATCTGCTGGACTGCTCACGTGTCATCAAACCACTGATTTTCCAGGACCGCCGCAAGGTTGAACTGGTCACCAAAACCCGCATCGATGATGACCATGTCTTCACCGACAACGAGTTCCTGTTTGGTGCAAGCTGCCGTCGTGCAGTCGGCTTCGGTTTCTGGCAGATGGCCTTTGCCATGAACGCCGACCTGACGCTCGACAATCTGTGGACGGGCTGGACGTCCATGCGTGGCTTCAAAGCTGACGGGGGCCGCCCGATGGGCATCAGACCGACGCATCTGGTTGTGCCACCTTCGCTTGAAAAAGCTGCCGTGCAACTGCTGGAGCGTGAGCTGATTGCCGGTCAGAACGGCACGGTCAGCAACGAAATGGCCGGCAAACTGGAACTGGTGGTCGCCGACTACCTGTAACCCCATTTAAAGGCGGTTAATACCGCCTTTAATCCCCGTTTAATGTGGACTCAAAGGGAGAACCCATGTCATGTCGGATGAAATTCAACAAAGGGCTGATGGTATTCAGCCGGGCGCTGAAACAGCTGGTAATGCGCTTTTCCGGGTGGTGGTCAAATGTTACCGCAATGTTTACCGTCGCGCGGGCATCCCGTTCACCCGTGGTGAAAACACCCTGGTGGACGTCACTGCATCGCAGCTTGAAATTCTGCGCCGCGACAGCGTCCTCAAAATCGTATCTGAAACGCCAGCATCGCCGTCGCCGGAATCAGGGGCCGTGGACCACGTGGACGTGGGCACTGAGCTGAATCCTGATTTGTTAAATGCTGCGCAGCTGACTGAGCGGATTCTGGCTGCCGTGGAAGGTCTGGATAAATCGAAACCTGAGCTTTTCACCACAGCCGGTACGCCAAAGGTCGCCGCCGTTTCTGCGGCTCTCGGTGAAACCATCACCGCTGAGCAGCTTAAAACCGCGCTGGCTTCTGTGACTGACGGAGACGCATAATGAGCTATGCCACTGTTGCCGATATGGTGAAGCGTTATCAGCGCCGCAATCTGGATCTGCTGACCAAAACCCGCACGGATAATGGTCAGCCTGATGACGGCATTATTGATGAAGCCCTGGCGGATGCCACGGCGCTGATGGACAGCTATATCGTTGCCCGCTACACCCTGCCGCTGACAGTGGTGCCGGCAACCCTTCCACAGGTCTGTGGTGTGATTGCCTGGTATTACCTTAATGATGTCCGGGCAACAGAGCAGGCAACACAACGCTATAAAGACGCCATTCGCTGGCTGGAAGGCGTGCGCGACGAAAAAATCCCGCTCGGTACAGATACCGCCGGCGCGTCACCTGATGGAGAGAATCTGGTGGAAGTCGTCTCCGACCCGTCAGTGTTCTCCCGTAAGCAACAGGGGTTTATCTGATGATCGGCGAAACCGAAACGGCGCTGCTGGACACGGTGAAATCCCTGTTCGGGCAGACCCTGCGCGATATCGACACCCATCCGGGAACATGGGATGACGTGGCGATTAAGCGAATGATCCTGAGCGAACCTGCCGTGTACCTGGCCTGGCTGGGATGTGGTGAAGGCCGCACCGCCAGAGAGGTTGAGAGCCGCTGGGTGTTTTATGTCTGCGCCAGCATGCTGAATGGTCGCGAAGGAGATCGTCTGGAGGTTTACCAGATAGTTGAGCGTCTGGTCGCCGGAATTAACTGGAAGTCTTTTGGCCCCACGTCTGCACTGAAGCTGACCAAAGCCCAGAACCTGTACACGGATGCACAGGGTGCGGCCGGGTGCGCCCTGTACGGTCTGTATTTCAGTGGCCGTACACCCATTGCCGGCGACGTCGATCTCAGCTCGCTGGATGACTATGAGCGCCACTGGCAGACTTGGAAACACCCGGACGGCACACCACCGTTTGAGGCCCATATCAACGTAAACGAGAAAAAACCATGAGCGACACGCTGAAACTGAAACCTGTTGCGGGACGCACGGTTCGCGACCCGAAGACCATGAAGGTACTGGCCGCTGACGGTGAAGAGAAACCGCGCACCAGCTACTGGACCCGACGCCTCGCTGATGGTGATGTTGCGCTGGTCGAAGCCACGACCAGTGGTGATGCCCGGACAGCTACTGACGCCGGAAACAGCGATAAATCCGCTGCAGATGAATCCCCGACTCCTGCGAAAAAAGGTGCGAAATGAGCGATATCTCTTTTGACCAGATCCCCTCCGATGTGCGCGTTCCGCTCGCGTATATCGAATTTAATAACAGCAATGCCGTTGGCGGTACGCCGGCTCCACGCCAGCGCGTGCTGATGTTCGGCCAGCGTTCGGCTGATACTGATGGTAAACAGACCGGCACTGAACCGTCCGACACGCTGGTACGTATCTACTCACCATCACAGGCCGCAGCGGCATTCGGGCAGGGGTCGATGATCCACCTGATGGCGAAAGCGTTTCTGAAGGCAAATCGTGTGGCTGAGCTTTACTGCATTGCTCAGGGTGACGGTGCCGGCAGTTCCGATGCGGCCACCATCAGTCTGAGCGGGACTGCGACTGAAAACGGAACGCTGGTCATCTATGTTGCCGGCACGCGTATTCCGGTGACGGTCAGTACCGGTGATAAAGGTGCCGACACGGCTACAGCGCTGGCTGCACTGATTAATGCCAGAGCCGACCTGCCGGTGACAGCCTCCGTTGTGTCTGATGCCGGCGGCGAGAACGCGGACCCGACACATGCTGATGTTAAGCTCTCCGCACGTTTTACCGGTCGTTCCAGTGTGACGGACGTCCGCTTTAACTATTACGATCAGGAAATGACGCCGGGCGGTATTGTGGCGATGGTGACATATCCGGCGGATACCAACAGTAACCCTGACCTGGCGAATTCTGTTGCTGCAATGGGTGACCTGCAGTTCAAATATCTGGTTATGCCCTATCTGGACCCGACCAACCTTAACCTGTTGCGTACCGAACTTCAGGAGCGCTGGGGGCCGATTAATCAGGCTGATGGTATCGCGTTTACCAGTTATCACGGCACGCTGGGAGAGATTACGACGTTTGGTCAGAGCCGTAACGACCACCTGCTGTGCTGTCTCGGCGTACCCGCCACACCGCAACCGCAGTATGTCTGGTGTGCGTCGCTGACGGCCATCACGGCGGCGTCACTGAGTATTGATCCGGCACGTCCGGTGCAGACGCTGGTTATTCCTGACCTGATGCCACCGGCGACAACCGCCCGTTTTAAATGGGAGGAACGCAACGGATTGCTGTATGACGGCATTTCGACGTTCACGGTCAACGATGGTGGTGAGGTACAGATTGAACGCCTGTGCACCATGTACCGCACCAACAGCTTCGGCGACCCGGACCCGTCTTATCTCAATGTTGAGACCATCGCCACACTGAGTTACCTGCGTTATTCGACACGTGTGCGCATCACGCAGAAATTCCCGCGTCATAAGCTTGCCGATGACGGTACGAACTTTGCGCCGGGTCAGCCTGTCGTGACGACGGCAACCATCAAAACCGAGCTGCTGGCGCTGTTTACCGAATGGGAAACAGCCGGACTGGTGGAAGACTTCACCACCTTCAAGGATGAGCTGTACGTGGTCCGTAACAAAAATGATCGCGACCGTGTCGATGTGCTGGCCGGGCCGAATCTTATCAACCAGTTCCGCATCTTTGCAGAACAAATCCGCTTCATTCTTTAAGGAGGAGGCATGTCAGGAAATCAACGTCAGGGCGTCGCGTTTATCTACGTTAACGGCCGCGAACTGGAGACACTGACCGGGACCACGTTCACCCCGGCCGGTGATACCCGTGAAACCGTCAAGGGGAGCCGGGTCTACGGCTATAAATCGACGCCGCGTGAGGCCACGCTGGAATGCAAAATCCCGGGCGGCGGGGATATCGGTCTCGATGAGGTCATCAACTGGACGGATATCACGGCGGAGTTCCGGGCTGATACCGGCGAGTCCTGGATGATGCCGAACGCGTGGCAGACCGACGAGCCGCAGAACAGCGACGGTGATATCACCATCAAACTCGCAGCCAAAACCAGCAAACGTATTGCGTAAGGAACCATCATGGAAACCCTCATTAACGATAATAAGCAACAACAGGTGGCTGAAGAAGCCGCACAGCTTGAACAGGAGATCCTGTCCGCGCTTAAACACGGCACGTTCCGTCTTCTCGATGGCCTGCCGTTCGGTCAGGGTGATGAGCTGGAAATGCAGTATGACATTACCTTTCGTGAACTGACCGCCGGCGACATTATTGACGCGCAGCTTGCTTCTGAGCGTGTGGTGGAGACAAAACAGGGGCCGCAACTGGTGAGTTCACCTTCGCAGATGGGGCTGGAGATGCTGCGCCGGCAGATTGCGAAAGTGGGCGTGATTAACGGTCCGCTGTCGCTGCTGATGCTCAAGAAGCTCTCCCAGCGCGATTTCCATCGCGTGTCGCTGGCCACCGATTTGCGCGATCTGGCGCAGGCGGCATCGATGATGCCTGAACGGGGGCGAGTGGTTGCAGTGTCGGAATGAGATTGAACAGGCGGCGATAGCGGTCGGCGTCATGCTCAAAGGAGGCCCGGAATGGGCCTTATCCCTTCCTCTGTCCCGCCTTTTCCGGCACTGCAAGCAGGCAGAAAAACTCTTTAAAAGGTAACCATCATGGCCGGGCAATTACGCGCCTCAATCATTATTGATTTAATGGGCAACATTGCCCAGCGTTCCCGCCAGTACGCGGGAAACATTTCTTCAATGGCCCGCAGCAGCCAGGTGGCCATGCGCGGGCTGCGTACTTCCGTTGTTAACGTCTCAAACTCCATTGACCGCCTTGGCTCCAGTGCGACCCGAACATTCGGCATGCTGGCTGCAGGCGGAGCCACCGTTGCCGGTCTGGGCTATACCGCCAACAAACTATTTATCAGTATTGCCTCCACCCGTGAAAACCAGCGCATTGCGATGAACTCCCTGTACAAGGGCAATCAGCAGCACGCCACACAAATGATGCAGTGGGCAATTCAAAACGCAAAAGACTCCACGTGGGGCCTGACGGGAGTGATGCAGGAATTTACCCAGTCGAAAGCCTTCGGGATGAGTGATGATCAGACGAAAAATTTCATCACCATGCTCCAGGATCAGGGTGCACTTAAGGGCTGGGATCTGAGTGCGGCGCAGGGGGCCTCTCTTCAGCTCAAACAGATGTTCTCCCGCCAGCAGATCACCGCTGCAGATGCCAACCTGCTAACCGGTTATGGGATTAACGTCTATCAAAAGCTAGCAGAGGCAATGGGTAAGGATATCCGCAAAGTTCAGGATGATGGTGCTAAAGGTAAACTAGGGCCAAAAACGATTGAGCTGTTGTTCAGATTGCTCCAGGAAGAGGCAAAAGGCGCACAGAAAAACGCGATGAACAGCTGGACGGGGCTGACGGCGCAGATGGGTGACGTCTGGGAGGATTTCGCCGATAAGCTGATGAACAAAGGTCCCTTTGAGCGGCTCAAGGGCCAGTTGCGCGACGTGCTCGGCTGGTATGACCGAATCAGCAAGCCCGGCGCGAACGGCCTCAGCGAACTGGATACGCTGACTGACGATCTGGCGGATAAATTTAATACCGCTTTTATCAGTATTAAAAGCGCCGCAGACCAGGCATGGCGGGTGCTGCGAATGGGGAAAAATGCCCTCAGTTGGGTGGATGAGAATATCGTCAGCCTGAAGACGATGGCGAAAGTGATTGGCGGGATCTGGCTTGCCAATAAAGCCCTTCGCATTGGTGGTGCGTTCGTCCGTCCGGCCTGGAACGTGGCGACGTCGCCTTACCGGGCTTACCGCTGGATGCGCGGGCGTAATCAGCCCGGTGCGCCGGGCATGCCCCCGGTTTTATCTAACCCGGCATTAATTCAGCAGGTCTTCGTGACCAACTGGCCCGGCGCGTTCGGCGGTGGTGATGTGTATGCCGGCAACGGCAAACGTAAACGCGGCCCCGGTCGTGGGCGCGGCAGAACTGTGCCGGTTGTTCCGCCCGCGTCCCCGGCTCCTGCGGCCAGAGCCGGTATTTTCTCACGTATCTTTGGTGGTGCCGGCTCCATGCTGGCGGGTGCAGGCTCCGCCATCAGCGGTGCCGGTAAATGGGTTGCGGGCAACGCAGAGGGACGCGCCGTGCGCGAGATGCGCCGGCGTCTGGCGAAGTCCCGCACCTTTGAGGCTAAGGTCGATGGCTGGCTGCGCCGTGATGGTTCCCTGTGGATGCCGAACCTGCTGGTCGATATTGACGCCAGCAAGTTCAGCATGAATACCGGCCCGTTGCTGGTCAGTAAAGTCGTGCTTGCACTGGATGATCGTACCGGCGTCATGACCACACTGACCCTGACGCCACGCGATGGCTGGCTGGTTCCGGTAGAGCCTGACAGTAAGACGAAAAAATCACGTAAAGGCGAGGACAAGAGCGGCATTGATGCCCTTGCTGAAGAGTATTACCGCAAACACCCGGAGAAGCGCCCGTGAGTGAACAGGCATTTTCACGTCTTATCGCACCGGTCATGCGCCGGCTGCGCTTAATGATTGGCCGTGCTGTCATCACGATAGTCAATGACAGCCTGAAAGAGCAGAACCTTCAGGTGACGAGTCTGGATGGTGAACCACTGGACGACGTGGAGCGTCCGCAGAACTACGGGCAGTTCAGTGTCCCGCTGGCCGGGGCTGAGGCCATTGTCCTGAGCCTTGGCGGAGATACGGACTCAGCCGTCGCTGTTGTGGTCGAAGACCGTCGTTACCGTCCAACCGGTCTGGTTGCAGGCGACAGTGGTATTTACCACTACGAAGGCCATCGCATCCGCCTGACAAAAGACGGCCGCACCATTGTCACCTGCAAAACGCTTGAAGTACATGCAGATGAACTTATGGACGTAACTACACCGCTGGCGCGTTTTTCGGATGATGTTGAGATTGGTAAGAACCTGCTCGTTAAAGGTGAGACTGAGTCAAAAGGCAATCTCACAGCGCCAGACGCCATTCTCGCAGGTAAGAGCACCGTGAAACATACCCACGAAGAGCACGGCGACGGTGGCGGAACCACGGGGCCAATGCAATGACCGACCTTGCTTTTGTCTGGAACAATGGCCGGGGCAATATCGCCCAGGACGGCACTGACATGCTGACCGACGACAGCCTGACCAGTGAGGTCATTATTTCCCTGTATACAGACCGCCGGGCGCTGGATTCGGATGAGATACCGGGTGGTGATACTGACCGTCGTGGGTGGTGGGGCGACAGTTTCCGCCCCCGTCCCGTCGGCTCGCGGCTCTGGCTGTTATCCCGTGAGAAAACGCTCCAGTCCGTACTGGATCGCGCCGCCGAATATGCGCTTGAGGCGCTGCTCTGGCTGAAGGAGGCACAGCGCGTTAAAAAAATCAGCGTGGTATCCAGTCAGCCCGTCGCCGGGTGGCTTCAGCTTGACATTGAGTTGACGCTGCCAGACGGGGCAGTGATGCCCTACACGTTTAAATCGCAATTTAACGGAATTTAACATGCCTTATAAAGCCCCCGGACTTTCCGAATTAATTGCCCGCGCTGAAAACAATATTCAGCAGCGACTGAAAGGTTCTGTATCCAGTAACCAGGAAAAAATTCTGGGCGTGATGGCCTACGCGCAGGCCGGGCTGGATGCCGGGCTGCATGAACACCTGTCATGGGTATACCGCCAGATTATTCCGGGTGATGCGGATGAGGCCGAACTGCTGAAGCATTGCCAGTTCTGGGGTATTCGACGCAAACAGCCAACACCTGCCGGTGGCAATATCACCGTTGCGGTGAATGCTGCCGGTACGATCCCCAAAAATACCCGCTGGCAGCGAAGTGACAGCACGGTTTACCTTCTTGAGAATGACCTTGAGGTGACGACGCCGGGGCAGACCGCCGTTCCTGTGGTGGCGGTCATTTCTGGTGCGGCGGGTAATGCTGCGCCGGGCACGGTTCTGACGCTGGTGACGCCCGTTGCGGGTGTGGGTGCTCAGGCTGTAGCAGAGAACGGGCTGACGGGGGGCAGCGATATTGAGCCTGTCGCCGAGTTGCTGGCCAGACTGGAGTTCCGTGCCCAGCATCCGCCCTGTGGCGGGAACCGGTATGACTATGAGCGCTGGGCGCGTGAATGTGCCGGTGTTACCCGCGCATGGTGTGAGCCAACATGGCAGGGACCGGGAACAGTCGGTGTGACCTTCGTCATGGATGGTAATGCTGACATTGTGCCCGGACAGGCCGACATTGATCGCGTTGCCGCTTATATTGCCGGTCACCCAAATCCGGTGACGGGCGTTATTGAAGGTCAGCCGGAAGGGCCGGAGGTGACAGTCTTCGCGCCGACATTAAAACCGGTGCCCATGACGATAAAAATCTCGCCAAAAACGGATGAACTTAAAGCGGAAATAACCAGAGGGATTAACGCGCTTTTTTATAATAAATGTGAACCCGGAAGCACGCTTAATACTTCCGGCATATTACGCGTTATTGCAGCCAGCCAGTCACTGACCGATTTTGAATTGCTTGCGCCAGCGACAGCCATCTATTCCGAAAGTACCGAATTACTGGTTCTGGGTGAAATAACATGGGCATGACAAAATACCAGCGCGTTTTTCTGCAATTATTGCCCACCGGCATTGCGTGGAATAAAGACCCGGATAAAACGCTGGGTAAGCTTGCCGGGGCGCTGGCAGACTCGCCGGAACAGGATGCGGAAAGTATTGGAAAGGTACTCAGTGAGCGCTTCCCCGACCAGTCAACCGTATTGCTGGATGACTGGGAAAAGTGGCTGGGACTGCCTGATTGCACCAGTGCAGGCCAGACCATCGAAGAACGGCGGACCGCTGCGGCTGAAAAATATCGCATGGTGGGAAGCCTGAACCGTCAGTTTTACATCGATCTCGCAGCCCGTTACGGCTTTGATATTGAGATTGAATCATTCAGTGATGGGGCTTATGCGACCTGTATGGATAACTGCCTTACCCGGTTACGTAAGAATTACGGGCGCTTTACGTCTCATATTATCGTTAAAAACCATATCGACTACCGGAATGCGACGGTGCTGGACAATTGTCTGACGCCTTTACGTGTTTATTCAGGCGGCGTTCTTGAATGTCTGCTTGAGAAATATAAACCCGCACATCAGGTATTCATTTATATCTATCAGTAAAAGGAATGAAATATGTTCCATTTAGACAATAACAGTGGCGTTTCTGCCATGCCTCCAGTGGGCACTGTGCAGAGTTCTGCGCCGCGCTGGTTCACTGAAGGTGGCGGCGGAACACCCGCCAGTTATCCGGGCGCCGCATGGTACAACATCATCCAGGCTGAATTACTGAACTTCCTGAGTGCCTACGGTATCGCACCGGACAAGGCACAGTTTAACCAGCTCCAGGTGGCGATTGAGGAAGCCATCAGCCAGAAAGCGACAGCGGCCAGCCCGTTACTCGCTGCAATCGCCGCGCTTGTCACGTCGGCTAACAAAATGCCTTATTTCACCGGCAAAGATAAGGTGGCCATGACGGACCTGACCGCTTTTGCCAGAACGTTGCTCAGTCGGGATGATGCCGCTGGCGTTCTCTCAGACCTTGGTTTGGGCGACGGCTCCGCACTGCCCGTTGGTGTGCCGGTGCCGTGGCCTTTAGCAACGGCACCCACCGGCTGGCTAAAGTGCAACGGGGCGGCATTCAGCGCAACGGATTACCCGCAGCTGGCAAAAGCGTATACCTCGCTTACCCTGCCTGATCTGCGCGGTGAGTTCATTCGCGGCTGGGATGACGGGCGAGGCGCTGACGGCGGGCGTACGCTTCTCAGTAGTCAGGCCCATGCTTTCCAGCAACATACGCATACCTATACAGGTTTGCAGCGTGCAACCGATAGCGACCGTGGAAGTAATGATTCCCTGTGGAGTATTGACGGTACACAAAGCTATACCACGAGCGGAGCAACAGGCAGCACGACAACCGAAACCCGTCCGCGAAACGTCGCATTTAACTACATCGTGAGGGCTGCTTAATGGCCGATGGAAAAGAAATCACGCTAGATGAGAATGGGCTAGCGCAGTCATCGGGCATTCTGACTGTCTATAGCTTCGACCCCGATACCGGACTTTATTCCGGCAGCAGTCAGGAGTTTCTGACGCAGGGACTTGGCATCCCCGCGCACGCAACTACTCAAGCCCCCCCTGCTGATGTTCTGGGCAAAGTGTGTATGTTTTACAATGGGAACTGGCAGCAGGTGGCCGATCACCGAGGGGAAACTGTGTACAGCACTGTAACGGGAGAAGCAGTGACGGTGACAATGCCTGGCGATTACCCGCCCGACACAACCCTTTTGCAACCTTCAACGGCCTTTGACAAATGGGGTGGCATCAGATGGGTTACAGATAAAGAGGCCGCACAGCAGGCAGCGTTAAGTTCAGCGGAGGCGATGAAAGCGGCGCTTATCAGCGAGGTAGGAAAAATTACGCAGGCATGGCAGACCCAGTTGTTACTGGGCATTATCACTGATAGGGATAAAGCCTCGCTAACAGCATGGATGCTTTACCTTCAGGCCTTACAGGCGGTGGATATTTTAACAGCCACCAATATAAGTTGGCCGCAAAGGCCTGATAATCAATAATCACGGTGAACCGCCGCAGCACTAAGCCTGCGGCGATTCTAATAACTTAGACTGGGCAACGTGTTTGCAGCAAAATCATTCAGTCAGAGGACGTTCGGGCCAGTTAATGTCGGTTAAAAGTGATAGATCTACCGCACTGACAACCTGCAGATACTGCATCCACAATCGAAGCTTTTCCTTATCGACGTCAGTAATAATGTGTATTAGTCGCGACTTGATCTGACACTGGACCTTGAAAGGTTGAGAGTTACCGGTTTTGATATGGGTGTCTAATCCTTAAACAAAACGCGAGGTAACTCTCATGATTCATACTAACAATCCCATCATCAAACACAAAGCCGGCCTGCTCAATCTCGCCGAAGAACTCGGTAACGTATCAAAAGCCTGCAAGATCATGGGCGTGTCACGCGACACGTTTTACCGTTATCAGGAACTGGCTGCTGAAGGCGGCATCGATGCGCTGATTAACCAGAACCGCCGCGTCCCCAACCTGAAGAACCGCGCCGACGAAGCCACTGAACGCGCTGTTGTTGAATATGCCGTT